TGTGTTTGTCTATCGTATAAGTCAGCGTCTAGGCGTAATGCCTTGTCGTAAGCCTCATCCAGCGTATTAGCCATACCGCCTTGTAGCAGTTGGATCATTGCTGGTCGAAGCTCCTCGAAATACTCTTTCTTTTGTGAGAATGAGTCTATTTCGCCGTTCATAATCTTGCTAGATTCAGCTTCCTTCTCTTGCTTCCATTGCTGCATCTCGCCGCGCACTGAGTTTAACTCGTTGCGTAGTCCGTATACTATATCATGCTGTGGTGCTTGTTGCACACCATCCTGATTTGCAGCTCCCATGCCATATTGCTCTCTCAACTGAGCAAAGTAGTATTCCTTTTCCTGTGGTGAACCGTTGCGTAGGATGTTATCCGCTTGCAATAACCCGCTAATGGCTTCACTAGGCTTAATCCCTAGACCGTTTATCGTATTGAGATACGGCTGTACTACCCGTTCCATCTCGTCAGCGTACTGAGCTTTAGATATAAGCGGCTCAACACCAGCCCTCATCTGCTCTTCACGTTGCCATGCGTATTCTTGTAGTTTTGGCGATGCTGCCGCCCACTCTTCATGGTAGTCCTTCTTCCATGATGCTGGCGCTCTTTGCCATACTGGAGGCTCTTCTACTACTTCTGGAGCTTCTACAGGGGTCGTTGGTGCGTATTTGCCATCAGAACTGCGTACCCTCTCAGCCTGTGGCTCTGCTTCTAATTCATCAAACTGCTGTTCTAGTAGTTCTTTCCTGTCTATTACGTTTGTATCGGGTACTGACTCTGGCATATCCATTTATTTCTCCCTGTGGGGGTTATTGGTAAACCTTTGGTTATCTCGCATCCGATCCATTAGCTTGTTAGCTTGGGAATGCGACATATTTGCTAATTGTGCGCTTAATACTTCTCTGCGTGTATCTTTTACGACAGGTGCGCGGCTTGTCATAGTCTCGTTGCCGACTTCAAAGCAGTTATGCTTCCTTAGATGCTCGCGGTGCATAGCCCTGCCAGTAATCATTGTGCCATCAGCCATAGACTTGTAAGGAGCTATGTCAGGCATGATGTAGACCTTAGCATCATATTGCTCATCACCTAAAGGAACAGCCTCACCGTCTACATATACCCAAGATTTTCTCATAATAAGGTTAGTATTTCCTCGTCATCCATGTCTATGTAATTACTCCAAATTGCCTCAACCCTGTCTAGGTCGGCAAATAGAGCATCAAAGTCAATCTGTCTTACTGGTACTTCATGTTCTACAACTATCTGCGTAAACGGCTCTGCTATTTCCTCTAGCTTTTGTCTACCTTCAACAAATATCTCATAAGAGTTAATTATTGCTAGTCTGCGCCTATCTGCCTTTGCTTTCTCTGCCGCTAATTTTTTACCTAAGAAGTCACCATCATGGGTGTCATCTATGATAATTGGCTGCAATACAACAGTTAAGTCACCAGCCTGACCTGTAGATGCAACACCTGTTAACGATACAACTACATTAGTACCAACAGTACCTACATCACCTGTGGCCTGTACTCCACTTACCGCTACAACTATCTCTTCACTCTCAGTTCCAGCATATCCTATTGCTTCAACACCAATAAGAGCAATAGTTATATTAGATGTAGCTGTGCCTACTAAGCCTGTTGCTTCATTGCCAGTTACAGGGAGACTATCCCAATACGCAGCATTCCAAGTACCAGTATCCCATGCTCCTTGAGCCATTAAGCAATTCTTAGCAGTGCGTTAGTAGAATCATTAGTCGGCATAGTCAGAGTGAAATTACCAGCAGTAATAGTCTGAGCGCCAAAAGTATGCACAGATATTGCCTTGTTGCCTTGTGTAGAGTTGTAGACCAGAGCGCAGTCAAATGATGTTGTTAGTGTGACGTTAGTCCAGCTAAAACTGGCGCTAGGAGTCCAGTAGGCAGTAGTTCCACTATTGGCAGGAACATTTGCGTTTGTAACCGCTATACCTCCAGCAGTGTAGTTTGTACCTGTAACCTCGCCTGTAGTGCCATAGGCTGTCGTTTCAGCGCCTTGACTAGAGCTTGCTAGGTATAAGGCTGTCTTTAACAAATCTGCTGCTGTAGAGACTCTGACAACGCTTGTTCCGAATGCGTGTATTCCGCTTAATATCTCAGTCTTAAAACTAGTACACATTGCTTGGCTATTAGACATTGAAGCCTCCTATTTCACTTGTTGAAACCAATGCTTTCTTCAATGTCACATTTACTGATCTATGCACCAATTCACTTTCATGCCAATACTCTAGCCATTTTGTACTCTCATTATCATTTTCGATAAATCCTTCACGCTTTTCCAAAAGCGCCTCATCCATCTCGCCTTTGGTTGTATTAATCACTATGCACCTCTACGCTAACAACCTTACCGTCTGCATCGCGTACTACACGTTTTGGCGCTGATAACATCTGCATAGCTGTGCCAATTCTATCTAAAGTCTGACCATGTATGTTTGCCATGTTGTCTTGCACATCAGCCATTCTTTGTATTGCATTGCTTACATTATCGCCTTGACCAAGCACAATAGCAGCTTCATTGTTAGCGGCCTCTTCTGCCTCGCGCACCTTATCTACCTGTGCCTTTGCGCCTATCTCCGCAACCATGATTCGAGTAGATGACTCTAGCTCCGCCTTCCAGCGATTGAACTGATCTACTGATTGTAGCTCCTGCATCTTCATCTGTTGGCGCATCTGCTCTAAGTTAGCATCGGCTTGAATCTTCATCTGCTCTATCTGCATATCTGCCTGTACTCGTGCCTGTTGAGCCTGTACGTCCATCTGAGCCTTCATCTGTGCAGCCTGTGCATCTGATTGCACTCTCATCTGGTCAGACTGCTGCTGCGCTTGCATCTTTATTTGCTCAGGGTCAGGCTGCGGCTGTTTAGGCTGCTGTGATGCTGCCTTCATCTGTTCTAGTGCGGCATCCAGAGTACCCTCGATAGGTTCTGCTTGCTTAAACGCTCCGATACCGAACTTCATCACCTCTACCAGCATTGGTATCATCTCAGGTGACTCACGGCCTACAGGTAAGGCTTGACCTAAGAAGCCGCCAAACGCTGTTAAGAACTCTACACGGTTACGCTTGTTCTGATCTTCATCCAACTGCACCAGACTGTCAGCCTCTACGTCAATTCTAAAGTTAGCTAGTGGCGAGTCTTTAAGAAGCTCTATAGCCTGCGGTATCAACTGCTGATCTGCCTCAGACATCTGCTGTGCAGACGCATATTGTAGCAACGTCTGTGGTTGGAACTTGGTACACATGATCTGCGCCTTGAGCTTAATCAGGCTAGACGCAAACAGTGCTACCTCTTCCTGCATTGCTCTTAATCTTAGCCCTGCATACTGGCCCTTGATCTGTTGTGCAGTTGCAGTCTCACTTGCACTGGTCTGACCCCTGATAATGTCAGATATGCCTGTAATCTCGTAAATCTGGCTCTTTATGTCCTCTCTTGCCCGGTAGCAGTTGATGAGCGTAGCAGCTATGACATCTAGCGGCAGGATGTCGATACTACCTTTTAGTCCACCCTTTTCACTGAATGCCATCCACTTATCGACAGGTATCAGAGTATTATTGTCTCCCTCTGTGAGCAGACGTTGTAGCGTTGGCTGGCTTGCGTCATATACTCCGCGTACCCTTAAAGCCTTGACCAGACCATCAATTCTGTCGCTCAGAATGTCCAGCTCAGTAGCCTGATCTTGATACAGCACGAAGTCAGGTACAGGCACTAGAGAATCAGAGGTTAAAGTAGCGTACAAAGGCTTGCCACAAGGGAAAAAGCCTTCGACATCGATAGGGTCATCACGCTCGTCTATGATGTAGTTGCTGTTCTTGCTAAACCAGTAGACCTTGCCGCTTTCCTTATCCCATAGCTCACATATCTTTGCTCTAGTATGCTCTTTGCTAGACTGACCATAGGAAGTTAGTGTCTGTGGGCCACTATCTAAAGGTATCTTCTTTGCAGGCTCCTCGCCAAAACGCTCTATAAGCGCCTCGCGCGTCATGTAAGCCCAGCGCCATACAACCGTGACCTCTTCCCATGTACGAGCTACTGAGTGACCAAAGTCCTTCCAGTGAACGTAGTCTGTAGGAGCGCATTCGTACTCGATCTCTTCATAGGTTTCTGGGGTGTCACCTTTCGTTACATCCTTTTCATCAGCGTCCTCAGTGACCTGTAGCCCATCTTCTGGCATATCACGCTCAATTAGATGCGGCTCGTAGCGTACCCATGCGACACCGCGACCACCAAGAAAGCGATCCTGCACCGCATTCTTCATAGTTGCCCGGAAGTCTGGATAATGCTCAATCTCGTAGTCAATAGCCCTCTGAATGATCTGTGAGGCAACACGACCCACTTGGTCATTGTCTCCAAACCTGCGTGATACGTCAGCCATCGGTAATTTGGAGTAGACCGCTGGGATTAAGGTCTGTACGTTTGACCAGAGAATATTAAACTTTGCCGTCTCGTTACTGTTCTGGCTGCGGTTGTCATCTCTGTAGCGCTTGACGATCTTTGCAGAACGAGCCTCCCACTTCTTGAACTCGTTGTCGTATGCGCCGATTACGTTCAGATACTTCTCAATTGGAGTTTCGGTCATTTTCTGTCCTGTTTAGTTACTGAGTCTTGCCTAGCAAGAGCTTTGGCTAGTTGCTTAGGACTTGGCATTATGCTGAGAATATGCCTACAGCTATGACCTCAACACCCGCTCCTGTCGTTACTTTCCATGCACCAGTAGTAGATGCAACGTTGATCTCGATATTGTAGACATTGATACCTGTGCCGCATGATGCAGGTAGCACTGTATGGGTCAATATGCCTACGCCTGTTCCGTCTACCAGAACTACATTGCCTGTAGCAGCGGTGGTGACTGTACATATTAGTCTGTGGATGTAGTCACCGATTGCGCCTGTGCCGCCTAAGACTTGTGCTGTTTGACTGGCTGCAACGTGTTCGTACTGGTATCTAAATGGTGATTGTATGCTCATATTCTGCCTCTCTTAGGTTGATTTGCTTGCGCCCACACATCGTTAAGTGTTGCTGTGTTTTGCTCTCCTACCATCAGCGGTTTAGCTGCATCAGGCTGTCTGACTCGCGGCTCTGACCGCCATGCTATTGCTAACATTCTCGCGGAATCCGCGGGATGGCTCGTCCAGTCATGTCTTGGTGTCTGCCGGAAAGCCTTCTTGTCCTCATCGTACTCTCTTTGATACTGACGTAAAGCCTCGATACCTTCACTGCACTTGTCTGCATCAAACCAGCACTGCGGCAGCATCTTTCTGACAGCCTGTATGCCGTCCTGTACTGACAGATCTGGCACGATAGCTAGGCTATTGATGCCAAAATGTACCGCTAATTGCTCAATTACACTCTTACCAGCAGCCGCCAATGTCTTAGCTCGTGCATCATGCGGCAGGTGGTGCTTACCGAAATTATACGGCCTTGACAGGATATTTGCAGCAATTTCATCAATATTAGCACCAGAAACGGCGTAAAAGTCTATTAAATGTACTTCATCGCGAATTACTTGATAAAACCAGACAGCCGTATCATCCCTATATCCCAGATCCCAAGCCGTGTGGACAGGCACGTTATTGTCATAGTTAACTTTAGTTATGCGCCCCTCGTCTTTGGCCTCACGCATCTCTGTGCCATAGAACGCGCCAAGTATCGCAGCCTCGAAGCTACACTCATACTCCTGCATATACTGGTCTGGTGATAGTTGAGCCTTAGCAGCCGACAGCTCACCCTCTGGCAATAGCTTGCTGACCGATGCAGGTAGCTCCAAGCAAAACCACTCGCTAGGTATTCTCTGAGCTGTGCTATAGATGTCCCAAAACTGATTTTTACCCTTCGGAGTACCGCTAAAGACGCACCAGCCTTGCTTGTCACTGAGTGCTGGACGCAGAATTGATCCCCAGACGCTAGGCTTGAAATCAGCGTACTCATCTAGGAACAGGCCATCAAATCCCAGTCCTCGCATGGCATCAGCGTTATCAGCGCCAAATAGCCTTATCCTAGCTCCATTGACTAGATCAACGTACAAATCAGACTCATTGACTGATGCGAGTATTGGTCTAGCGTAGTGCTTGAGGTATTCCCATGCCACTGACTTAGCCTGTGATCTGTATGGAGCTATGTAGGCAAATAAGGGCATAGCAGACGCACAGACAGCGGCAGCACGAATTAGCTCGTTCACAGCACTGACCGTTTTCCCTGCACGCCTGTGGGCCACTAGGCAGGCCCAGCGTTCCGTCCTCTCATGGAACGGCATGAACGCCCGTCTTGGCTCGTAATCAAGCTCTATTTCGTTGGTTTCCACTTAATCACCATCTGAACTGGCCCTTCATCCTTACCAGTGAGTTCTGTGCGGCTCAATTTTGGTACATGATACTCGATCATGTCGGTGTAACACTGGAATGCTACCAGAGGGCCTTTGGTCTCAGCGATCAGGTCTAGCCATTCCTGCACTCGATGAGCATTACCATCAACAAACCGGGCAATAGCCTCTCTAGCGTTGGCTGTGGACTTGTTAACCAATCCTTTTGGCCTACCCGGGCCAGCCTTTCTACCAGTTTTACTTGGTTTTTTAATGACCATCATATATCTCACTTCTGCCTAAATTTTAATCTACATGGCAAGCATACGCCATTAATCAACTTGCTACTATAGCGACCGCAAAGATCGCAATCTCCTGATTTTACAGGATGATTAATGTGCAGTGCGTATTTCATTGAGTCTAATAGCTGGGAGTTTAGCTGCTTCTATCACATCGCCCAAGTATTTTATAGCGTCAAGCCTTGTCATACCTTGAATGGTAGCCGGAAAGCTGCTGACTGGCGCTCCTGTTCCATCGCAGATTATCTCGTGCATTGCGTAGCCTGCGTGTGTTCGCACCATGCGTATCATGCTAGAAATTTCAGCTTGTAGATGGTGCTGTCAATTAACTGTGCTATCTCATCTATTATGTTCTGTAGCTCTGAGTCTTGCGGTAGCTTCTTTCTTTCATATTCAACATACTTACTTAGACTCATCATGTACTTTAGAGGTGGTGTAGGCAGTAGATAATACTTCTCATAATCGCTAATTATTCCGTAGCAACCTTGATACGCCTCTACGAATGAATCTACTAGATCTTCTACTTCCTCATAGTACATACCTAGCGCAACGTGTTCGCTATAGCTTTTGGTCTGGAAGTGCAGTATGTGAGCGTTAGTAATGCTGTGCAGTAGTGTTAGTACGAATTGCTGTGGTGAATGACTCATTTATCTCTCCTAGTTATTTGATTTTGTAACAATCTCGTGCATTGCGTAGCCGTTATGTGTCTTGACCATTCTAATCATGATCTGCTCTTGTGCTGATAGGCCCAGACTTGTCTAGGCCCAGCACCCTCATTGTCTATCTTGATTCGATCTACCGAACCCTGCCGATAGAGGTAGGCAACTGCCATGCTAATCTCCGCAGAGGTTAAGTCAAGTATTTTTTTGATTTGCGACAGGGTGATAAGCCCTTGAGTGTTTGAGATTAGTAGTCGAATACTCGAGACCGCCTTAGCCATTTGCCACCACCGCAATCAGAGTAACCAACCCACCAACGGTAGCAACTACAGCAACCTTGACCCACAAAAGGAAAGCCCTATCGTCATCTTGCCATGTAGACGACCTGTAGCCTCCTACAAGCCCTCGGGGAGCATTTAGGTAGGGTAGGTATCCATCGTGAGACTTATTGCGTTCTACGCCCTCTCTGAGCGTTCTAGGACTGGTATCGTAATTTGAGTTCATTAGAAGTCACCTCTGTTTAGCGGTTCAGCCTGTCCGTGACGTGGATCGTCAAGCACCTCGTCCAAGCCCTGATTCTGCTCCTGCTCGCGATTGTGGTACTTAGCTTCCTCATACTGCCTGACCATTGCAAAGTATGAGTCTAATAGGTTGGCTTTAGTTTCGTTATCTGCTCGTGAGAAACTTATTACTAATCGTGCTGCTGATACTTGGAAGTCTGTAATCATTTTATTCTCCTAGCAAGATTGTGAAAGGTACGATGTGAAGGCAATCGCCATCACCACGATAATAATTACGAGCCACGGTGTCGGCTCGAAAGGTGGGCGCTTTTGGCGTGGGAAGAACTCGTCATATTTACTCATTTTGCATCTCCAGATTTGTGATCTCTCAGTCCCAGTGACCTCGATAGATAAGATATTAAGCCTTCTATAATATATGTCAAGTTTTTTATCACGGGGGGTAGTGGGGGTGGGGGTAGTACCCATTTTCAAACTCCCTATAGGAAGAGGTATATATACCAATACCCAAGTTCCTATTCCCTATATAAGTTTATACTAACTTTCTATTACCCCCTATTACCCCCTATGCTCCAAACCCTTACCACTACTGGAGGTAAGGGTGGGGTATATGCGGGGGTAAATGACCCTAAAAGGGGATAGATTCATATCCCCCCTCACTGGAAGTATTACCAAGTTTGTCAAAATTATGAACCTCAATTGAGAGTTTTTCATTGGGAACTGCCGAAAGTAACTTTCCATGACTCTTTCTT